GTAGTTCTACCTTCGTCTAGTTCTTCATTTGTCTTATTCCCTGCACACGCAGCAGTGCGTCCGGACGCACTTTCCACAGTGCGCCCGGACGCACTTTTACCGTTGCCTCCGGACGCCTTTTCCGCAGTGCCTCCGGACGCACTGTCCAGTGTGCGTCCGGGCTGACCTGCGGTTTTTCCGTACTCGTCGTCCCACTCGGTAACGGAGGCACACCCGGTCCATCCGGGCGGCGGCTGCTCGTGGACGAGGTAGACGTTGCGGCGCCGGGAGTTGTTGGTCCCGTAGCGCTCGACCTCGATGTCGACCAGATCGAGCGGTGCCAGCTCGTCCAGCACAATCTTGCTGATGGTGTTGCGGTGCTTGTTGAGCATGTCGGCGATGCTCTGCTGCTTGGGCCAGACCTTGTTGTCCAGGCGCTCGGTGTTCACCCGGGACAGCAGGATGCAGTAGACCCGGAAGCCGAGGTCGGAGAGCAGCGGGTGGAGCATGACCCACTGGGGGACCTGGGTGAACTTGAACCGGAACCCGCGTCCGGCTCGGACTGCGAAGGGGTCGTTCGATGGATCGCTTGACGGATCGGTGGGCATGTGGTGTCCTTGCGGTGGATGTCAAGGGCCCCCGCAAGGGGGCCTTTGCGTTGTGCGGAGTGGTTCAGGCTGCGCGCTGAACCTTGGCGAGACGGTCGGCGAAGACCCGGCGGACCTCGTCCGCGCGGTACAGGTTGACCGGCTGGGTGGACCCTTCGAGGCGTCGGCACTCGACCGGTTCGACTCCGGCGGCCCGCAGCATCTGATATCCGGTCATGACGTGGCGGTAGCCCGTCAGTTCCATGACGTCTTTGAGCGTCAGCAGGATGGTCTGCATGATCCTTCTCCTTGTCGATCAAGACAGCGCCACTATAGCTATAGTGAAATACGGGGTCAAGACACTGGGAGAGGTTGTCATACCTCGGATGCCGTAACGCCCGGTGGCGAGATCCTTACTCTGGCGCTCGGACCGGGTGGTGCCTTAGCGTGCGGCTAACACCAGCGCGCTAGCGTGGAGGGGCCATGACGATCACCCTTCGCCCCCAGAACGACCAGGTCACCCAGCAGGGAGACCAGGCGATGGCCGCATACCGACAGTGGCGGGAACGGATGATGCGGCGCCCCGCCTCTCCACTGCTCCCGCCCGCCGTACCGGCCCAGCGGCAGGACTCATCGAAGCCTGCCTGACCCCGGCACATCCCACCCCGACGGGCCCCGGCCGTGAGAACCACTCCGATGGCCCACACTTCCCCTGTCCACCGGGCCCGCACCCCTGAGCCACCTTGGGAAACACGAGAGCCCCCTGGAGTCCAGGGGGCTCTCGCCGGAAAGGAGAAGACATTCATTCGAAGGAAACGAGTCCCAACTCCCGAACGACTTCCTCCCAGAAGCGTACGTGACCAGGCCGTTTAACGCCAGAACCCCCCGGGAGATTCGGGGGGTTCTGTCACGACAGGGGCAAACAGGAGGGGAATGGCGTCCACCCAGACCCCTGCCGCAGACACCAGCCGGTCCCGGGGGAAGTAGAGCCCGGCCGGTGTCAGACCGTGAAGTACTAGGGCTTCGTGGTCTTCCGCGTGGTCGAGGAGGTGGAGGTGGTCGACGAGGTCGTCCCCTCCGCCTTCAGCGCCGTGGGAGCGGCGGCCACGGACGGCTGGTCCTCCGGCGGGATGCCCATCTCGTTGGTCGGGATGGCCGGGCCGCGCATGATCGTCGGCGGGGCGTCCGGCTCGGCGGGACCGGTGGCCTCGCCGTTGCCCCGGGAGACCGCCACCGCGCTGTTGTCGATACCGGCGGCGCCGATGATCGTACGGACGCGGTACTGGATGTCGTCGTGGGAGAAGCTGCCCTCGAACGCCGACAGCTCGCCGCCACCGAGGGTCCGGCCGGTGTCGCCCATGACGCGGACCTCGGGGGTCTCGTGGCCGCGCAGGAACGAGGTCACGATCGCCGGGCCCCGGTCGGTGGTGCCACCGGCGGGGATGAGGTACCAGGTCGTCGCCGCCGTGGAGGAGCGGTCGATGAGCGGCAGCCAGTTGGACTCGACGACGGTGAAGCGGCCCGCGACCGGCGAGGAGACGTTGGTGCGGATCTCCTCGTCCGTGGACAGGCGCTGCACGTGGACGTAGGTCGTGGACTGCGCGATCGAGTGCGCGGTGAGCGCGAGGCTCGGCGGCACGAGGAGCACGAAGTTCTGGACCGCGACCTGACGACCGGCGACCTGGCGCATGCCGATCTGCTGGATGGCGTCCTCGACGCTCTTCAGCGACAGCGGCGGGTTGTTCTTCACGTAGTTGCCGTTGCCGACCATCGGGCCGAACGGCTGGTCCGTGTTGAAGAAGTCCGGGTTCGGGCCGCTCGCCGTGGCGAGGACACCGGTGGTCAGGACGTCCTCGGTGTCGCGGGCCCAGCGCGCCATCTCGCTCGGCAGCTGCTGAAGGACGCGAAGCTCGTCGTTGAGGAAGGCTTCCCAGCTGAAGGGGAACCTCGCTCCGTACTTGTTGACGAAGTAGTCGCTACCCTCCGTCGTCAGGTTGAACGTCGGGTACTCGGCCAGCTCGCCGATGCGCGGCAGCGCACGGACGTGGCGCTCGGCGCCCCCGCTGTAGTCCGGCAGCTGGTCCATGCCTGCGTCCCAGCGGACCATCCGGGCCGGACGGAAGTCCGGAACCGTGGTGCGCTGCGAGAAGGTGGGCCACTGCTGCGGCAGGTCGGCGTACTGCCCGAGCATGGACGCCTGGCTGATGGACTGGAAAAGCAGCGGGAAGTCCCCGGTGGAGACCGCCTCGCGGAGCTTGCCCATTGCCAGGTGCGCGCCGGAGCTGGCCTCGCGGATGATCCGCAGCAGGTCCATCGGGCGCTTCATCGTCGCGAGCTTCGCGAACGCGTCCTTCTTGACTCCGGCGCGGCGGCCCCGGAGCGACTCGGCGATCTGCTCGAACTCGCCGTTGGTCGTGTACTTGATACCGGCCAGGGCCTTGAGCGATTCGTTGCTCATCTTCTAACCTCCCTCCTTCTCTTCTACGAACCGGCCGGGAACTTGTCCGGCACGGGGTTGGCGCGGCCCTCGATGACCTGGACCACCTTGACGATCGGGACGTACGCGCCCTCGGGGACCACGAGCGGGTCGCCGTTCACGTCGGTCGTGTCGACCGGGTAGGGCATCTTGGTCTGGCCGACGATGACGCCGAACCAGTGGTCCTCGGCGGCGTTCGCGATGAGCTTGGCCTTGACGCCGGGGGTGGTGCCGCCGCCGCTGGGGACGCCCGGCTGGGCGGCCTTGATGCCGACGGGGGTGCCCGAGCCCATGGTCATGGGGTCCCAGCCCTCGACCGGGTAGGCGAAGGAGCCGGTCAGCGCGACCGAGGCCCAGCCCGGTTCCAGGCTGTTGGCCGGGTTGCGGGTCTGGGTGACCGTGGTGGAGCCGATCGCGTAGGTGACGGGGACGCCCCCGACCTCCTGCGCGAAGCCGGTGAGGTCGCCGATGAGGACCGGGTCACCGTTGCGGGTGGGGTCCTCGTTGACCTTCGGGTCGTCGCCGCGAAGCGGCAGGGGGAGCGACAGCCACTGGCCGAACTTGAAGATCTCGTTGGTTGCCATGGACTACCACCCCTTCCCGAAGAGAGCGTCCTCGATCTCCGAGATCTCCTCGGTCGAGGCCGCGTTGTCGTAGTTCGCCGGGGCCATCGCGGACTCGATGAGGCCGAGGCCCGACGACTCCGGACGCGCCAGCTCGCCGCGCTCCGACTCGCGAAGAACCTTCTTCAGGTACTCGCGCTCGGCGGTGATCATGGCGTGCAGGTCCTGACCCGGGCGGTAGCTCTCGGCGATGCGGACCAGCGACGGAACCGGCAGGCCCGCCTTGATGAGGTCGGCCAGCACCTCGTTGGTCTTCTTCGACTCACCGAGCTTCTGGTCGGCCGTGGCCTGGCGCTCGTTGATGGAATCGATCCGCTCGCGCATCGCCGCGTTCTCCTCGGCGATGGTCTTGAGCAGCTTCATGCTCTCGCGGAGCGCCTGGCTCAGGCGGCCCTGGTCGACAGACAGCTGCTCGATGCGGTCCGAAAGGGACTCGCGCAGCGAAACGATCTCGCTGCGCAGCGCGCCGTTGCCGGTACCCGAGGAAGCGGACTCCTCAATCGGGGTGGCAGCGGCTGCGCCCTCAGCCGGAGGGGATTCCGGCTTGGCCGACTCAGTCATGGTGACGAGCCTTCCTCCCGCTCCAGCGCGGGTGACGACGTCAACGGACAGTCCCTCGGCGATGGACCGGACGACACGCTGGCCGTCCGGGGTCATCTCCACCTCGCCAGCGGCCCGGATGGACAGGCCGATGACGGGGGCGAGGGATTTGATGCGGTCCTTCAGTTCGTCGATGAACTGGATGCGCGCGAAAAGGCCGCGTCCGTCGGTCGACTCTTCGAACCGCGCCCCGTCCACCAGGTATCCGGCGAGGTCGCGAACGCTCCGTTCGGGGCGCTCGATGTCCTCACCGGAGGTGGGGTGGTCGAGGTACACGTGGGTGCCCGCCGGGAAGGCGCGCGGCCCGTCCCGCATGAGAACTTCCGCCGGGTAGAAGCCGGAGCTTCCTTGGACGTCGGCCTCGATGATTCGGGTACGCCAGATGCCCTTGGAGCCCTGTTCGGATCCCATGGGCACCAGAGGGGAGGCTTCAGTGAGAACCGCAGACTCGATGAGTTCCGCAGTGGTCATCAGCGCTCCAGTAACTGTGGGTAGTCTCTCAGCTACACATAGTAACGGCAGATGACCATGAATTCTCTACTCAGTGTGACGATTGGTTACTCAGAGTCCCCAGAAGCCAGTTCTCTGTCACCCCGTGAAATCGGATCCGGCTGCTTCGGCGCCTGCAATTCACCGTCCGCCGGACGACCGCCCTTCCGGTCCCCGCTCTTCAGCGGACTGGGCGCACCCGGACCCGAAGTCCCCGCACCCTCATCGGAGTTACCCCCGGCGGAACCACCGCTGTCCGTCTTCACCGTCGTCGCACCAGGGCGCAGAACCAGCGGAAGCTGCTCCGCCGTGGGCGGCTTCGCGGGGAAGTCGTCCCACTTGTCGTGCCACGCGTCCAACACCATGGAGCGCGCCTCTTCTGCGGTGAGAAGACCCATCCGCACCGCCATGTCGATCGCCTGGAGACGGCGGTGCACCGGCTCCTCAGAGATCTCCGGCCACCGCAGGCGCACCTTGAGCCCCAGCATCTCGAAGATCTTCAGGTACGCCTCGTTCATCGCCCGCTGCCGGGCCTGCATCACCAGGATCGTCGAGGTGTCCAGCGCCGCCGACCCCGCGCGGTTGCCGATCGAGGGGTCCTCCGTCAGGGCGGGCAGCGGAACGTCCAGGGCGGCGGCCACCATCGCGGCCAGCGGGCGCCCGGCGTCGAAGTCCACCGAGCGCGTGGCGCCCACCGCCGACAGATCCTGTCCCGCACCGAGTACCGCCGAAGCGCCCACGCTCAGCGCCTGACCGGTCGCCGGGTCCATGCGGGGGGTTTGGGCCAGGGTGGCCGCCGTCCGCCGCACCCCCTTGGACTTGTCGTTGGTGACCTTCCAGGCGAAACGCGCGTACGCCTTGGTCAGGGTCGCGCAGTTCTCCAGGAACTCCTTGTACGCCTTGGTCCACCAGATCGCGGGGAGCACGTCCGGCACACCCCACCGCCACCCGGTCATCCGGTTGAAGGGGATGTGCACCATGACCAGGGAGTGGTCGACCGGGTAGTTCGCGATCCTCGACGCCTGGCGCATGTTCTTGCGGCTGGCGAGCGCGGCCGGTGTCGGGTACCACACGGTCTTCATGTGGTACATCGTTTCGTCGGCGCCGACCCGCCGGACGTCGCCGTCGGGCCCGATCCAGGTCCGGCTGTTGCTGCGGTTGGAAGCGGGATCGGTGAACGGCTTCGTCGCGACGCGCCCCTCGAAGTCCATGTCGAGGTCCCAGTCGTTCCAGGTCCGCTGGATGTAGAGCAGCTTCTCGCGGTTGCCCCGCTGGGAGACGCCCTCGGTGATCTCCTCGAAGGGGACCCGCTGGACCGTCTTGTTCCGCTTGTCGACCAGGAAGAAGAGGTTGCCGTCACAGGCGGCCGACGACTCGATCTCCCCCTGGGCGAGCGTTCCGGTCAGAACATCCTCCAGCCCCTCGGGAAGAGAGGGGACCGTGTTCACGGTGCGGGGGCGGCCGGGACCCTGGATGAACTCCTTGGGAACGACCGATACCCCCGAGCCCCAGATGTACCCGGTGCGGACCTTGAGCCCGCGCTCCACGAGGGGGTTGACCGAGGCCACCGCCCGGCACAGCTCACTGATGCGGTGAAGGGCATCGAGCGTGAAGGTGTTGCCCTCGGAGAATCCGGCGAGCGGTCGCCACCCGATGTCCTCCAGGGCCAACTGGGTGCGACCGAACTCACCGGCCTCGTGCAGCTCGTCGCCGATCGTGCTCAGAAGCTCCTCGTTCCTGGTCTCCAGGGTGTTCACGAGGGCCCTGACTTCGCCCAGCGACATCTCGTCGAGTGACTTCTCCCGCATCTCCATAAACACAGAGTAATCGATTGATTACTCGCTGTTATGGGTTACGGGTTGTTACCTCCGAGCTGCGTGAAGGTCATGACCAGGGTCGAAGCCAGGGTGATCGCAACGATCAGGCCGTAGACCCGGGTCTTCAGCTTGCCCATCTCATCGGCCAGCTCCTCCGCCTGACGGCGGTCCTCCGCCGCGCGCTCGGCGATCGTGCTGATCTGCTGCACCATCTCCGCGACCCGGGTGTTCAGCTTCTGCACCGAGTTGTAGATGTCACGGATGGTGACGATGTCGTCTTCGGCCATGTCTCTGCCCGCCATGGTCGGCCCTAGACAGCCGGTCCCTTGGCGTGCGCCCCCCCATCTCCGTTGCTCTTGTCGCCCCCGCCGTTCGCGGCCTGCGTCTCCAGGACCGTCCCCGGGCCCACCACGCCGACGGACCCCTTGCCCACCGAGGTGAGGAAGGAGACGAGGGCCGCGATGACCGCCACGGTGAGCATCGCCGTCCACGGCAGCCCGTCCAGTCCCTGGTCCCGCAGATCCGGAACCGAGAACACCACCAGTTCGGCGGCCAGGGTCTGCGAGAACGTCATCACCGACTTCTCGGAGGCCGCCTGCCAGAACTTCTTGTCACCCAGCACCGACGCCATTGCACGTCCACCTTCTCTGATGTGAAGTTCGGCGCGCAGGGGGCGCGAACGAAAGGGTGGCGCGCCCTGGCGCATTCATGATCAGTGTACGTAGAGTGACGAAGCAATCACAGTAAGTCACCATGATCTGTCAATACGGCGCGATGGACATCTCGCTCATGTCCATCAAGTCCTCCAGATCCTCGGCCACCGCATACGCCGACTCCGAAACCGTCGAACCCATCGGAAGCCCTTGCGCCACCGGCGCCGTCGCATAGGCCATGGCATCCGCGTAGTCGGGGGAGCGGCCGTGATCCTTGCGCATCTGCTCCTTGGAGATGATGAACAGGCGCCCGGACCGGAACTCGTAGAAGACCATCGCCAGGTCGTCCTTGGTCTGGTCGTGCTCCTCGATCTTCACC